AGTGGTCGCGCCAGCACTTCTACCTGTCCGCCGAGTCGTCCTACGTCGAGCAGGCCTGGACGCCATGGACCTTTCAGCGCGGCATCCTCGCCTGCATGTCCAACGACGACATCTACGAGGTCACGTTCAAGAAGTCCGCGCGCGTCGGCTACACCAAGATGCTGCTGGCCTTCCTGCTCTACAACGCGCACCACCGCCGCCGGAACCAGATCCTGTGGCAGCCAACCGACGAAGACCGCGACGAGTTCGTCAAAAGCGATCTCGAGCCGGCGCTGCGCGACGTTGAAGTGATGCGCGACGTGCTGCCGAGCGTGAATTCGCGCAGCAAGGACAACACGCTTCAGGCAAAAAAGTTCGTCGGCTCCATCCTGCACACGAAGGGCGGCAAGGCCGCCAAGAACTACAGGCGCGTCTCCACCGACGTGGCTGTGTGGGACGAGATCGCCGCCTTCGACAACGACATCGAAAAAGAAGGTGACCCGTTTACGCTCGGCGCCAAGCGCGTCGAAGGCGCCACGTTCCCGAAGTGCATCGACGGCAGCACGCCCAAGGAAAAGGGCCTGTGCCAGATCGACGCCCGCTACACCGTCGCCGACGAGCGCATGAGCTACCAGGTGCCGTGCCCGCACTGCGGCGAGCGCCACGCGATCACATGGGGCGGGAAAGACGAGCCGCACGGAATGAAGTGGGACCGCGAAACGCGCAACCCCGAAACCATCCGCCACCTGTGCCCGCACTGCGGCGTGCTGATCAGCCAGGCCGAATACCTCGCCGTCGAGTCGCAGGGCGTCTGGATCAACGAAGACGGCACGCTGTGGCTACACATCGACGGCCGCTTCACCCGCCCCGACGGCACACCCGCACAAGCCCCGCGCCACATCGCCTTCCACATTTGGACCGCCTACAGCCCCGCGGTGCCGTGGTCGCAGATCCTGCGCGACTTCCTCGCCGCGCTCGAGAAGATGGAGCAGGGCGACGACACCAAGATGAAAGCCTGGGTCAATACGACCCGTGGCGAAACTTGGGAAGGCGAAATCGAGCGCAGTGACGCCGACGAGCTCAAGCAGCGCGCCGAGCCGTTCAAGCTCAAGATCCTGCCGCGCGACTGCCTGCTGCTGCTCTGCGGATGCGACACCCAAGGCAACCGCATCGAAGCGCAAGTGTGGGGCTACGGCATCGGCGGGCAGATGTGGACCGTCGATCACCGCGTGTTCTTCGGAAACCCGGCGCAGGAAGAAGTGTGGCAGGAGCTCGAAGACTTCCTTCTGGGCGAGGCCTACCAGCACGCCAGCGGCACCACCCAGCACATCTACGCCAGCGCGATAGACTCCGGCGGACATCACGCCGATGCTGTCTATGCGTTCGCCCACAAGCACCGCGCGCGCCGCGTGCATGCCGTCAAAGGCTCATCCGGCGCGGAGCGCTCGATCGAGAACGGAAACACCAAGGTGTCATTCAACTGGAAGGGGCGCCGCGAGAAGAACGGCGCCGTGCTGTGGATGGTCGGCACCAACCTCGCAAAGGACCGTCTGGCCGCGCGAATGGAAGTCACCCAGCCCGGCCCCGGCTACGTCCATCTCTCCAGCGAAAATACCGACGAATGGTTCCGCCAGCTCGCCGCAGAGGACCGCGTCACGATTCGCGGGCAATACGGAACGACGACCCGTTGGGTTCCAAACCGAAAGCGCAACGAAGTAATCGACATGACCGCCTACGCCATCTGGCTGGAAGAGCGGCTCGATCTTTGGGCCCCGCGCATGCGCAAATTCTGGCGCGAGCTCGAAGACAAGGTGCAGCCAGCCGTAGGGGATCTTTTCGATTTTGCTAATGCGTCCATGGACCAGCCGCAAAAAGCGAAACCGCCCGCCGACTCCCCCCTCATCCCCGCCCGCAAGCCCGCCCCCGCCCGCCGCGGTGGCTTCGCCAAGACCTGGTAGCCCCGCCCAACAAGGACCGCCCATGCCCGTCATCGCCCCCGCTCGCCGCCGCGCCACCGTGCCCCCGCCCTTTGCCTCGGCGCCTGCTGCTACGCCGGCGCCGGATCACGCCGACGACTTCCTCGCCCGCCTGCGCGCGCTGCTGCTCGAGCACGCGCCCGAGCTGGCCGCGGTGCCGCTCGAAGCCGTGCTCGTCGCCGTGCAGGCCGAATGGGGCGGCGATCGGCCCTACATCCGCAAGCAAGGCGAGGCCGCGCGGGTCGAGCGCAGTCTGCGCGACCGCGCCATCGTGCGCGATCACCAGCGCGGCGAATCGGCGGCGCTGCTTGCGCGGCGCTACGGCATCAGCCGGCGCCGGGTCGAGCAGCTCGTGCGAAACGCTTTGTCTTAACCGTTTCGCACCCGCCGCGGCACGCTGCGCAGCATGGCGCCCACCCTCACCAACCCCATCCCTGCTGCGGTCACGGCAGGCGACTCGATCGCCTGGGCGTGGTCCGACTCCCTGCACACCTCCGGTGATGGATGGGCGCCGACCCTCACGCTGGTCAACGCTGCCGGCCGCATCACGGTTGCCGGCGTCGCGTCGGGCGATGCACACACCCTGACCGCCGCCGCTGCGGTAACGGCGCTGTGGGCGCCCGGCACCTATCGCGCGCACCTTGCCGTCGCGCGCGCCGGCGAGCGCGAGACGCTGTTTGCGCAAGACCTCGAAGTCCTCCCCGACCCGGCCGGCGCCGCCCTCTACGACGGCCGCAGTCACGCCCGCCGCACGCTCGACGCCCTGGAAGCCTGGATCGAATCGAAGTCCCCCGCGGTGGCCTCGTATCGCATCGCAGACCGCCAGATGCAGTACATCCCGATTGGCGAGCTGCTGCAGTTGCGCGACCGCTACCGCGCCGATGTGCGCCGCGAAGACGCCGCCGCCCGTGGGCGCGCGTTCAACAAGATCCAGGTGCGCCTCTGATGACTGCCACTGCCGAGCGCCTCGCCGCCGCAAAAGCCTACCTTGCCGAGCGCGGCCTCGACGGTCGCCACCGCGACACAAAAGGCTCGGTCGTCCTCGCCAACTTTCGCGGCCCCGCCGCACAGCGCGCCGCCGCCGGCCACGCCCCGCAGCGTCGCGCCTTCGATGCCGCCACCTTCAACCGCCTCACCGCCGGCTGGCAAGCCGCCACCGCAGCGATCGACGCCGACCTCCGCGCCGGCCTCGACACCGTGCGCGCACGCTCGCGCGAGCTCGCGCAGAACAACGAGTACGCCGTCCGCTTTCTGGCCATGGTCCGCGCCAACCTCATCGGCCCCGCCGGCTACCGCCTCATCGCCCGCGTCGAAAACGCCCCCGGCAAGGCCGACAACCTCGCAAACGACAGCATCGAGTGGGCGTGGTGGAACTGGGGCCGCAAGGGCGTCGGCGAGGTCGGCGGGCGCCACACCTGGCTGTCGGCCTGCAACACCATGGCCACGCACCTTGCGCGCGATGGCGAGATCCTCATCCGCTTCTGGCGTGGCGCCGCCGCGCGCAACCCGCACGGCTTCGCATTCCAGATGCTCGACCCGATGCGGATCGACACCCATTACAACCGCGACGCCTCGAGCACGCAAAACGCCATCGTGATGGGCGTCGAGATCGACGCGCTGTCGCGCCCCGTAGCCTACTGGCTGCGCAGCAAGGGCGGCGCGCAGATCAGCGAGCGCGTGCCCGCCGCCGACATCCTGCACGCCTACGTGCCGATCGACGCCGAGCAAACGCGCGGCCTGCCGTGGATGCACGCCGCGATTCGCCGCCTGCACGACCTCGGCGGCTACCGCGAGGCCGCCATCATCGCCGCGCGCATCGGCGCGGCCAAGATGGGCTTCTACACCGTCGACGCCAGCACCGACCCCGCCGATATCCCCGACGGCTACGCCGCCGACGGCGTGCCCTACCAGGCCGCCGAGCCGGGCGAGTTCGGCGTGCTGCCGCACGGCGTCGGCTTCCAGCAGTTCGATCCGGCGTATCCGCACGAGCAGTTCGGCACCTTCATCACCGCAGCCCTGCGCGGCATCGCCGCGGGCCTGGGCGTGAGCTATCACGGGCTCTCCGGCGACCTCACCGAAGTGAGCTTCAGCAGCATCCGCAGCGGCACGATTGAAGAGCGCGACCAATGGCGCGTGCTCCAGACCTGGTTCGCTGACGCCGTGCTCGAACCCGTCTACACCGAATGGCTGCGAATGGCGCTGCTCTCCGGCGCCATCAAGATGCCCAATGGCAGCGCGCTGCCCGCAGCCAAGCTCGACAAGTTTGCCGCGCACACCTGGCAGGCGCGCACCTGGGAATGGGTCGACCCCGAATCCGACGCCAACGCCATCGTCACCAAGCTCGGCGCCAACCTCACCACGCTGACCCACGAAGCCGGCAAGCAAGGCCTCGACCTCGAAGAGATTCTGCAGACCAAGCAGCGCGAGCGTGAGCTGTACGCGCAGTACGGCATCCCGTACCCCGGCGACACCCCCGCGCCCAAGCCCGGAGCCGCCGCCGATGGCGATGCCTGACACCCTGGACGCCCTCCTGCGCTCGCCCTGGCTCTCAGGCGCCGCCGGGGCCATCGTCGCCCTGCACGGTGCACCCCGCGCAAGCTGGCCGCAGCGCACGTTCAACGTCGCGGCGGGCGCCCTCGTCGCCGGCTACGCCTCGCCCATCATCAACCAGTACTTCGGCCTCAGCACGCCCGAGCTGCAGAGCGCCAGCGCGTTCCTTTGCGGGCTCTTCGGCCTCAACTTTTCCGCAAGCCTGCTCGACAGCATCCGCGCGGCGAACTGGCTCGAGCTCC